GCAGCTGGGACATGCCTATCTGGATACAACCATGATTTATCTTGAATCAAGGCCGGCCAGGGTCAAGGCCGAATATCATGCCTTTTCCCCGAGTTATTTATAGCCATGGCTGAAATAATCGAATTAACGGAATTAACCGGTGTAAAGATCCGCTGCAAGTGTGGCAGTTTGACCTGGTATTTATTCACCGATGATGCGGATAACGAATGTACGCTGATTACAGCTATTAAATGCAAGAAATGTAAAACCGTTGTGAGAGTTAGAGGAAATGAAAAATTTTCAAGCGACGGCTGAAAATATAAAAACCTATCGACTTGAGCAGGTTCCTGAGTGGCTGCCGGTGGAATTAAAAAAACGCCTGGCCGATGAGGGCCGGCTGGTTTTGCGCGGGCGCTTTTCGGGGGCGGAAAAGCTGGTTTTAAAAAAGCGGCGGCGGACGGCGCCCAGCAAGTGGATGCCGAAACACCGGGTGATGACCACAGGTCCTCTGGCCGGATCGAAATGGGATAATGATCTGACACCTTACCTGGCCGGGATTATGGATGCCTCTTTTTTTCCGGGGGTGCAGACGATAATACTATGCGCCACGCCCCAGACGGGCAAGAGCGAGGCGGTCAACAACTGCCTGGGGTATCTGGCGGACGCGGATCCCGGGCCAGCCATGGTGACTTATCCGGATCGGGACACGGCGCGGGAAAACAGCCAGGACCGGCTGCAGCCGATGTTTGAGCGATCGTCCCGGCTGCGCGGGTACATGACCGGATCCGATGAGGACATGACCAATATCCGGATCCGGCTGCGGCACATGCCGATTTACCTGGCCTGGGCACGCTCTGCCTCAAGGCTGGCCAATAAGCCGATCAGATATTTGGTGTTGGACGAGGTCGATAAATATCCGTCGGATCTAAAAGGCGAGGCGGATCCGATATCTTTAGCTGAAAAACGCACGATCACCTACCAGTGGAATCGCCGGATCTGGAAAATATCGACACCTACCATCGAGACGGGCGCGATCTGGGTGGCGCTGACAACCGAGGCCCAGGCCGTTTTTGATTTCCACGCCAGGTGCCCCGGCTGTGGGGAGCTTCAAAAAATGGTGTTTTCCGATGCCGACGGCAATCATCGCATCTGCTGGCCGGCAGACGAGCGGGATCCGGAGGTGGTGGAGCGTGAAAAACTGGCCTGGTACGAGTGTGAGCACTGCAAAGAGCACTGGACCGATCGCATGCGGGATCTGGCCGTGCGGATGGGGGCCTGGATTGATCGTGGCAGTGGCCTGGAGCTTATAAAATATCTTAAAAAACATCGGCCCAGCAAGATCGGTTTTCATATACCGGCCTGGATATCGCCGTTTGTGTCGCTGTCGAGTTGCGCGGCGGCGTTTTTGCGGGCGCAAAAGGGCCGGCTGGACTACATCCAAAAGCTAAAAGACTTTAAAAATGCGACCTGCGCCGAGCCCTGGCGGCTGATCACGGCCGAGCGTAAGGAGTCGGCTATTTTGGCGTTAAGAGACGATCGCCCGCGGGGCGCAGTACCTGCCGGCGGGGTGGTGGCGGCGCTGACGGCCGGCGTTGATACCCAGGACCACGGGTTTTGGTATGAAATCAGAGCATGGGGCTATGGCGGCACAACGCTGTCGATGGATTCCTGGCAGGTGCGCGAGGGGTATGTGCTGACGTTTGACGAGGTGGCCCGTATTTTGTGGAGCGATGTCTATGCGGATGTGGACGGCAAATCGTATCCGGTTTTATTGGCACTGCAGGATTGCCTGGGGCATCGCACAGCCGAGGTTTATGATTTTTGCATCCGAAACCGCGGCCGGCTGTTTCCGTCGATGGGCAAAGACGTGATGGCGACCATGTATTCCTGGACGAATCTGCAATTTTACCCGGGCAGTAAAAAGCCGCTGCCGGGCGGGCTCAAAGGCATCCACGTCAATACCAAATTTTTCAAGGACCGGTTGTCGTCTTTGCTTGAAATCCACCTGGCGGATCCGGGTGCTTTCCGGTTTCATTCCGAGATGACAGAAGACTGGGCGGCACATTACACAGCCGAGCACATTAATGAGAAGGGGTTGTGGGAGTGCCCGTCCTCAAAGGCGAATCATTTATGGGACTGCGCGGTCTTAAACCTGGTGGCGCATGAGGTCTTGGGGATCAAGCACTGGGACCGGCCGGCAGGCAACCAGCAAAGCGATGCGCCCGAGCTGCCGAAAAGTTCGGGCGGCGGCTGGGTTGGTGGGGCGTCTGCTCGTTCCGGATGGATCGGAGGTAAAAAATGATAAATGACATTGAAAAAAGCCCATGTTTAGACTGCATGATTCATTTACGAGGATTAGACAAACAAAACCCGATATATCCCTGCGGGGAATGTGCGGCGCGGATTTCTTATGCCGATCGCAATTACGGGATGCCGGCCAGGCTGTTTGAGGAGGAGATTTTCTTTCTTTGCCACGATGTAATCGATAATCTTTACGCTTATGGAACCGAGTTAAGAATAACGGATATAGGAGGTTCAAAATGAAGACTTATCAACTTTGGATTGTTTGCCTGCTGGTGGATGCCGACGGGCTGACGCTTAGTGAAGAAACGATAAAATTTATCTTTCAGGTGCTTTGATGGTTGATAAAAACGGCTGCAAGATTTTGATCGGTTTGAACGATATCTTAGGCTACATCCAAATCAGCAAGCCGATGTTTTATCAATTCATAGAAATGGGGCTCCCCGCTCGGGTGATAAATAATCGCTGGTACGCCCACAAAGACAACATCGATCAATTTTTCATGCAATACACCCTGGGTGGTCAAGAAGAAATCCCACAAGATGCGGAATGAAAGGAGATTAATATGTCTATAAAGATCAGTTGCGATACAGAGACAAAAAAGGTTAATAGAGAAATAATAAAAAATTGGATCCTCCAGAACAAAACATATAAAGAGTTGAGGGATTGTAAGGTTGCGTGTCTGCCTGGGTGGGAAGGTTTAGAAATATATCAGGTCTGGGACGAGTTAGGTGTTAAGCGCAAGAATATTCACGCATTTACAAATGATGAATACGAAGCGAAAGAAATTAGAAAAATAAAAAACATCAGAACATACTGCGATGATATTAGAGAATTTAATTTTATTGATTGTGACAATAGATTAGAAAAAATTAATTCTGTTGGGAAGGAATTTAAGGATTTATTTGACAAAGGAGAACTATCACAGAAACACAGGAAAAAGTTAAAAAGACACATTAAATTAGCTAAGTCTTTAGCTATTTTTTAAAATCGGGCGGGATTTTTGGAATCAGTTTTTATATGGCGAGGGAGAATGATTGTTTATGGAAGGTGTTTAATAAATATGATATGAATTTAGATGAGTTTAAATATAAAACGTGGAGATTTAATTCCGCTTTAAATTTTATGTTTAATTTTGATTTATATGATTTTGACAAGGAAAATTTTAATGTATCTAAAATGTATGATGTAATAGAAAACAGACTGTTCAATACAGATGGATTTTATCCAATGAGATCATTAAAAACTAAATATATTGCTAATGGTATTCCAATGGGAACGATTCTGTCTAAAGTACGCAGAAACAGTCAGATTCCAGGTGCTTTGCAAAATAAGATCGAATTCAGATTAAAAAAGATAAAAAAGCTGAATAATCAGGATATTATAACAATTAATGGCGAATCTGAAAAACTGAATAACTCAAACGAATTAAAATTATCACATAATTTTGAAAAAAATAAGATCGAAATAATTAAATATATAAAAAACTTTCCGAACGATCTATCTGAAATCAGTAATATTTTTAATTTAAGCTTGCCTAAATTGAGGGCTTATAAAGCTCATATTACTATGGGAACCTATAATCACTTGTTGTGAAAGTTTTATATATGAATTTTGCTTAGCAAAATTCATGTCAAGTAATTTAACGACACAAAACCGACACAAAACCGGCACAATTCCGGTATAATTCCGGAATCTTCCAAAAACCCCATGATATGGTTATATCAGATTTAGATATTTCCATATCTTGGGGTTTTTTTATGGCTAAAAAGTCGAAGGGTAAGCGTATCAGCTGCAAAAACTGCCGGACGCCGGACTGGAAATCGGCCGACGGCAAGTGGTGCTATAAGCGGCGCATCGAGCTGGATCCTGCTGATCCGGTTCCGGATTGTCCATACTGGCGTCAGCAGCTGCCGCTAAAGAAACGGTAAGCCATGAGATTTTAACGATTAAATTTTCGGAGATAATACATGGCATTTACGTCAACTGATCTGGCCGCCATCGAAGCGGCCATGGTTGCTGTCGCCTCGGGTGAGCGTGTGGTCGAAGTTACCATCGCCGGTAAGATTATCAAATACCAGGCGGCGGCGCTTGATAAGATGCAGCAGATGCGCAACCTGATCCAGGCCGATGTCAACAATTCCGCAGACGGTTCCGGCTTTCTCCACTCGGTGTCATTTAAGGAGCCAACCTGATGCAAAATTCCGATCACGACTCCAAAAAAAGCCGTTTGGACCGAACCATTCAGTATTTTTCACCCTCCTGGGCCCTAAACCGCACCCTCAAACGCCAGATTATGTCCTATGCGACGCAGTACAAGGGCGCCGACCAGACGACCCTGCGGGCCGATTGGATCAGCGCGGCGCGGGGCACGGACCAGACGCCGTCGGGAACCGAGCTGAGTATGCTGCGCATTCGCTCGCGTGACGCCAACCGCAACCATCCGGTGGCGGCCGGCGCCATCGACACCATGGCCCACAATATCGTGGGCAGCGGGCTCAAACCGCAATCCCGTATTCCTTACAAATTATTGGGCATTACCGAGCAGCGGGCCATCGATCTGCAGCTGCAGGCCGAGGTGGCGTTTGAAAAATGGTCGCCGATGGCCTCGGCCGACAACCGCATGGGGTTTGACGAGCTGCAGTTCGTGGCGCTTTTAAAAACAGTTGAAGACGGCGAGATCATCGCGCTGCCGACCTGGGCCAAAGAGCCCTGGCGTCCGTATGGGCGCTGCATCGAGCTGCTGGAATCCGAGCGGCTGACATCACCGATCGGAGTCCGGACACCCGATAAAAAGATCAAACACGGCATCAAGCCCGGCCGGCGCGGTGAGCCGCAAACATATTTTATCCGCAAGGCCAACAGTATGACCGAATACCTGACGGTGCCGGCACGGGACAAATCCGGACGGCCTAAGATTCTGCACGTGTTTCCGACGCGGCGGCCCGGGCAGATGCGCGGAATTCCGTATTTTGCACCGGTGCTGACCTATTTTCAGGACCTGGCCAGCTACCTCGAGGCCGAGATAGTCGCTGCACGAGTGGCAGCCTGCCTGTCGGTGTTTATCAGCAAAGATCAGCAATTCGGTATAACTGGCCGGGAGTCGTCGACGGATTCCACCATTCAGGAGTTATCACCGGGACTGATTGCCCGGCTGGGTATGGGAGAGAGCATCAACGTGGTGGACCCGAAACGGCCGGGTGATTCGTTTGCGCCGTTTGTCGAGTCGATGCTGCGGCTGATCGGCGTGGCCCTGGGGCTGCCGTATGAGCTTTTGGTCAAAGATTTTTCCAAAACAAACTATTCGTCGGCCCGGGCCTCGCTGCTGGAAGGCCGGCGCATGTTTAAAACCTGGCGCGGCTGGATGGCGACCAAGTTCTGCCATCCGATCTGGCAGCTGGTGATCGAGGAGGCCTATCTGCGCGGTGAATTCGATGCGCCGGATTTTTACAAATATTTCCACGAATACACCCGGGCAGCCTGGATCGGTGGTGGCTGGGGCTGGGTGGACCCGGTCAAAGAGGTGGAGGCCAGCCGCAAGGCAATTGATTACGGGCTTTCAACCCTGGCCAAAGAGGTTGCGGCCCAGGGCGATGACTGGGAGGAAACCCTTGACCAGCTGGCCCGGGAACGCGACGCCATCGATGACCGCAAGGTGACCATTTATCACAGCGCCAAAGGCGTGGAGGACAGCAAAGATGACCCAGACCCGCAAAACAAAATTTAAATCGCCGGACATGAACCTGAGCGAATTTTGCAAGGGGCAGTTCTGGCCGATCCACCCGCCGGCATTCGAGGATATGTATCGCCGGTTGGGCCAGGAAAACAGGGACGGCGGTTTGACCCAGTATGCGATCGATATGCAGGAAAAATCCGTTGAAAAAGATTTTTACAGCCTGCTGGGGGATACGGCCATCATTCCGATCAGCGGACCGCTGATGAAGCGCGAAAGTTTTTTTTCTTTCTTTTTCGGGGGCTCCAGTTACGCTTTTATCAAGGCGGCGGTCAAGGCCGCCATGGGCGATGACGAGGTGGCGTCGATCGTGCTGCGCATCGACTCACCGGGCGGGGTGGTCAACGGCCTGGAAGAAACAGCCGACCTGATTTACGACGCCCGCGATCAAAAGCCGATTGTGGCCTATGCCGACGGCATGATGGCCTCGGCGGCCTATTGGATCGGCTCGGCTGCTACCGAACTCGTGGCGGGCGCCACCTCCATGGTGGGATCCATCGGCGTGCTGATGGTGCATGATGACTGGTCAAAATCTAACGAAAGAGCCGGCCTTAATGTCACTTATCTTACGGCCGGCAAATACAAGGCCCTGGGCAATCCGGATGAGCCGTTGTCGGATCTGGCGCGTGAAACTTTCCAGGCCGAGCTGAATTATCTTTACACCCTGTTTGTCGAAACCGTGGCCCGCAACCGTGACGTGGAAGAAGGCAAGGTTCTCAGTGACATGGCCGACGGCAGGATATTTATCGGCCAGCAGTCGGCGGATGCCGGCCTGGTCGATTATATAGGCAATTTCGAGCTGGCATACGAACGGGCACGAGCCCTGGCTGATGACGGCACTTTTAAATCTTTAGCAACTAACGGAGGAAACACGATGTCAAAAAATGAAGATATCAAAATCACGATCGAACTTTTGAAGGAATCTGCGCCGGATCTTCTGGCACAGATCGAAAATGACGCTTTCACCGCCGGATCCGAAGCCGGGTTGAGCGACGGCGTGACTGCTGAGCGTGCGCGGGTGATGGAAATCCTGGACGCCGATGCCGATATGGACCAGACCCGGACGGCCATCAAGGACGGCACCGAGGCCAACGCGGCGTTTAAACTGTTTTACGAGGCCGAAAAATCAAAGCGGGCGCAGGGACTGGCAGAGCTGGAAACGGAGGCCACGCCGGCGGCGGGGGTCGAGGATCCGGCCGAGGATCCGCCTGATGATCAAACACCGCAGCAAAAACGACGGGCCTGGCGCCCGGCAACCGGGCCGCTGGCGGCATAGTGTCGAAAAGTTATGAATAAATATTAAACCTTAAGGAGCAAAAAAATGGCAGTCCATTACAACGGATTAGACATATCGTTTCTGGCCGCCGAGGATCTCAGCTCGCAGCAGTACCGATTTGTGCATCAGGTATCGGATACCACGGTCGATCTGATGGATAGCGGGTCCGAGTATCCGATCGGGATTTTGCAAAATGCGCCCGAAGATGGCGAGGAGGCAATTGTGCGCCTCGACGGGACCTCAAAGCTGGTGGTCAACGGGGCCATGCCGATCGGCACGCGCGTCAAGGCTGAATACGTGGGGGCGAGTGACAACGGCAAGGGTGATATCGCCGATACCGAATATGACAACATGCGGGCGATAGTGATCAAGGCGGCCGGGGCCGAAAACGACGTGGCCGGCGTGCTGCTGGTCGTCAATACGATGAGCATGGCATCGAGCGCATCGGCCAGCGAAAGCGCGAGCGAATCGCCCAGCGAAAGCCCGAGCGAATCGCCATCACCCAGCCCGTCATGATAGCGGCGGCCTGGACTTATTAACTATAATTTAAATTTATAAGGAGCAATAAAATGACAGTAGCATACAGCGGAATGGACATATCGTTTATCGCCGCCGAGGATCTCAGTGATCACCAGTACAATTTTGTGCACCAGGCCAGTGACACCACGTGTGATCTGCTGGACGGCACCTCCGAGTATCCGGTCGGGATTTTGCAGAATGCACCCGAATCCGGCGAGGTGGCGGTGGTGCGGATCACGGGCACATCCAAGCTGGTGATGAACGCGGCGGTGGCAGTCGGTGCGAAGTTAAAAGCCGAATACGTGGGAGCTACCGACAACGGCAAGGGAGATGCGGCCGACACCGATTATGATCTGGTGCGGGGTATCTGCATCAAAGCCTCCGGAGCCGAGGATGATGTGGGTGCGGTGCTGCTTTGCAGCGACACCCTGATGGTTAATTAATCGATTTTTACAACTAATAAGCAACTATAGGAGAACTTTAATATGCAACCGATAATGAGTCAAGTCCACAAGGATTCATTTTTGACCGGGATCAGCGTGGGTTACAAAAACCCGATGTTTGTGGCGGATATGGTGTTTCCGAGCGTGCCGGTCAACAAACAGAGCGATTATTACCTGAAATTTCTAAAGGGCGCCTGGTTTCGCAACGAAGCCGAGGTGCGCGGTCCCGGAGCTGAGGCGGCCCAGGGCGGCTACCCGTTAAGCAGCGGGACCTATGCCTGCCAGGAGCGGGCATTCAAGCACAAGGTCCCGATTGAGATCATCAACAACGCCGATACGCCGGTGCGCCCCTTTGAGACCGGTACGCGGTTTGCCACCAATAAGGTCATGCTGGCCAAGGAAATCGCGGTTGCCGACCTGTGCATGACTTCGGGCAACTGGACGTCTTCAAATGACGTGAATGCGGGCTGGGCGGGTACCTCCGACGGTTCCGGCAACACCTTTATTGAAGACATTTTGACCTACAAGGAAACCATCCGGCAGCTGATCGGGGTCTATCCCAACCGTCTGGTGGTGGATGCCAAGACGTTCAAGGAGATCAAAACCGAATATTCCGTGCTGGAGCGCATCAAATACACCGGTACCCAGGGACGTCCGGCGGATGTGACCACCCAGACTTTGGCGTCGCTGTTTGAGCTTGACTGGGTCGGTATTGCCGGCGCGATCAAGTCCGACGCCGAGGAAGTCGTGGCGGGCACTGATTTTAATGCCGTCGACATCTGGGAAGTGACCGCCACCAAGGGCAGCGCGTTTTTGTATTACGCCACAGGTGCACCGGCAATCGATGAGCCGTCAGCTGGATACACTTTTTCATGGAGAGGATCCGAATCTCCGGTGGATGCCCAGCTTGAAAGTGATCTCTATCGTGAGGCGCGTTACTGGTGGGACCAGGCGATCAAATCCTACTGGGTGGAAGCGGCTGAAAATTTTGACGTCAAGGCCACCTGCGCGGACGCCGGGTGTCTGTTTTATGACACCATCGTGACGTAAACTTCGAACTGACGATTAGGGGCGCCGATAAGCGCCCCTGATGGGCAGGTTATGAATAAAACCGTTTTCCAAAGCGCCATGGCTGATCTTTTCGAAAGCCGGGGCAGTACCGCAACTTACAAGCCGACTATCGGGGCGGCGGTTGAAAACGTCTACGTGCTGGTGACAAAGGACGTGGACCCGCAGCCGGGCGGTTTTGAGTCGTCGACCTGGCAGCGCACGACGATGCTTGAATGTCTGGCGTCGGAAGTGGGCCGCCAGCCGATCCATGGCGACCGGTTTGTGGTGGGCGACGATGTTTATCTGGTTGAAAAGGTGCTCGAGGAGAGCGACGAGCTGGAAATCGTTTTTAAAATGATCGTTAAAAAAACGGTGCGCTGATGCCGATGGCAGTTGAAATAAGCAAGTTTGACCTGGAGGCTCTGGACCGCATCCTGATCGGTACTAAAAACGGCGCGGTCAAGGTCCTGGTGCGCAGCCTTAATAAAACGCTGACCAGCGTCAAGTCCCGGGCGGCTAAGGAGGTGGCTGCTGATCTGAATCTACCTCAGAAACGCATCAAAAAAGATTTTAAAATTATTAAAGCTAATTTTGGAAATCCCTCGGGGTCGTTTACTTCCAAAGGTAAACCAGTGGGGCTTATTAGTTTTATTGGTACCCGTCAGACCAAGGCAGGGGTATCGGTTAAGGTAAAAAAAGGCAACTCCCGTAAAATAATTCGGCATGCCTTCATCGCCACCGCAAAAAATGCTTCAAACGTATTTCAGCGGCCATATGAAGGCGAGCGTAAAAAAGCACAACCGGGATTTGTTTACGGTGCCTTACCGAAAAAATACCGTTTTCCGGTGCCTTCTGGCGGCGGTAAGGGCAGGATTGACCGGCTGACAGGTCCACGCATTGAGGATGAAATGGATAAGCCGCACGTGATCGCCGCGATCATGGCCCACGCCAACGAGCGGCTAAATGTGATTTTGGAGCAGGAAGTCAACTTTGAACTGAGTAAATTAAAATGAGCACAACCATCCGCGAGCAGATCATTGCCAACATCGTGAGCCACTTGGAGGAAGTGCGCACAGCCAACAGCTACGCCACCGAAATCGGGCGGCGGGTGCTGCTGGCCCGGGTCGATCTGGGCCCAGACGCGCTGGCGGCCGTAGTGGT